CCCAGAATTAATTCGTCTGTTCTTTCATTCTCATCATAATATAGGTATTCAAGTTTTCTCAACGCTACTGTATTTCTGGTTTCGATATCTATTAATTCTGGGGTGGTAGTTTTTATTTCTGAAATTGCTTCAGAAGTAACTGTTCTTAATTCTGTTAATTCTGCTCTCACTTCGTTAGAAAGATTTTCATCATTTGTTACTAGGTCAAATTGTTCTTCTAACAATCCTTCAAAGCGTTCTATTTCTTCTATTGTATCCAAGTCTGTACTTACTAATTGAAAATAAGCATTACCAAGCGCAAAAGAATTCACAACATAATTTAAAACATCGTTGTTTTGATTTATTTCATTATTTGCAGCAGTTGATATTTCCAATTGTTCATTATCATCTGAACCAAAACTGAATAAATCTATCATGTTGTTTAGCATTTCTAAATTGCTATCATAAGCAGCGTTTGATGTTATAAACAAGCTATTTATAGAAGTAGATAAATCACTTGGGACCTGCACTAAAGCCGCAACACTATTTGTGAAATTTAATATCTGAGAATTTAAAGAATTTATTGTACTAACAGTTCCTATTGTTCCTCTTGTTGCTATTGTAAAGTCATCTATAAAACTAGATGCTTTGCCTATGCTGTTTGTGATTGAACCTGTAAGGCTTGGAGTGGTAAGGTATTCATCGTTCATTGCTTCAACAATAACATTTTCCAAAACCGATAATTGAGTCTGAACTTCAGTGACTGTAGTTGTTAATTTTTCTGGTGCCGATATATCATCAGACGGAGCTAATACGATTGTAAAAGTTGCTACTCCTAATATTCTAAAATCTTCTACAAGACTGAAAGTCTTAACGATCATATCTGGAATACCGCCTTCAAATGGATGGACAAATAATCCTTTCTTACCATCCTCTAACACTGCTAAGAAGTTTAATTTTCTATTTTCATAATCACGACCAGTTATTATCGCGGTTATGTTATAGGTTCTTCTTTTTAATCCCAAGTCTTCAACAACTTGTTTGTTTGAATTTACAAATTCATGCAACACAACCTTTCTACCACCAGCGATAGAAGATGCGTCCATAATAAATTTTTCTTTTTTGTAAGAGGCTTCATATACGTCATCTAAAGTAAGAGCCATTATTTGTTCTCCATGTTAGATTTTGTATTTGCTTTTCTAACTTCTGTTTTTACGCTTTCAACTTTAGCACCATCTGTTGCAGACACGACTATTTCAGTCTTTACATTTGTATCTTCACTTCCACCAAACATATCAAATATTTCTTTAAATGCCATTCCGCCAGGAATAGTCATAATAGCAGCATTAGTCATTGTACCTTTTGCTCCTTCACTAAACTGAGAAAAATCCATATTGACAACAGAGGCAGCAACTTCTCCAATAGCTTTTCCTATCTTCCTTAGAGTATCTAAAATCCATCCAAAGAAACCACCTATCATTCTTACTGCACTTAAAATTGTATCAATTGTTTTGCTAAAATTATTTAAGTCTTGGGTTGATAAACTTTCCATCCATGTTTCGAAACCGTCTATCATATCAGTAATCAATGGCTGCATTTTTACAAATAGTTTTATCATAATTTGATTCATTCTTACTTGCATTCTATCCATTTTCGCTCTTGTTGAAGCCATTTTCTTCTGTGCTTCTAGAGTAGTATTATTAGCAGTTTCATTTAAATCTTTTACTGTCTGGTTAAAGAAACCATAATTTGCTGTTAGTGCCAAGATTGACTTTTCATGTTCGCCAAAAGTTTTCGTCAAATCTATTTTACCAATAGATTCTAATCTAACTATTTCTTTTAATACATTTGAAATACCCATTTCTTTCACATTAAGCTTAGGTAATTTCTTTTTTATAAATCGTAAGACGCCAGCCAAACCAGTACCAGCTTCAGTGCCTTTTAAATTCGCTTTTGACATTGCCTGTAACAGAGCATTAGCTTCTAAAAAGCTGACATTATTTGATGCTGCTATATTACCAACATTTTTAAGAGCTTCTGCTATGTCTCCAACTTCACTAGCACCAACTTGAGCACCTTTAACCAATATATCAGAAAATGCTCCAACCTGATCTGCTCCTTGTTGAAACATATTTAGAGAACCTATCATTGCTCTAACAGAATTTGGAACTGTTATACCAGTCGCTCTTGCTAATTCTGCAGCTTTGTCAGTTATTGCAACTAATGCAGATGGAGTTTCTAATAATTCAGATTTACCAGAAGCGATATCTTTCAACGCAACTGCTATTTCACTTGATGCTATCCCATGTTTTAAAGCCACTTCTTTTATTTTTTCGCTATAAAAATCAAGTGAGTCTCCTGTTGCCCCTGTTATTTGGGAAACAGAAACCATTGCATCCTCGAATTCCATGCCAGCCTGTATAACTTTACCAAGGCCAAAGGCTGCGATCATACCGACAGCAATACCTTGTATTTTATTTAAGAGACCGCCTACAGATTTTTTCATTCCTCGCATGGAATGCTTGACTTTCTTTTCTGTTTTCTTAGACTGGTCACCAAGACCTTTCATTTTCTTGGTAACATTATTTACAGAATTAGTTATCTTTTTAGCTATTCTGGTAACGCCATCTATTGCCGAAAACTTATATGAAATTTCTTGAGACATTACGTACCTTTCTTTCCCATTATTTTTACAGCTTGAAGAAGTATGAATTCAAGTTCTTCAAAATTTTGATTTAACAAGAACTCATATCCTATAGCACCATTAGAATTTATAGAAACTCTTAATAAGATTTCTTTTAATTCCTTTTCGCTTAATCCAAAAGCGAAGCTACAATAAAATTTACCATTATGGATCCTAAAATTTCCTCAAAATCTTCTTGAGATAATTTATCACAAAGAGGTCTTGTTAGTTTTTCCTCTCCTTCTACCATGACGATTCCAGATGTTAATAATTCTTTCCCTGTTAAAACAATCTCCTTGATATTAATGTCCTTACCTCCCATATAAATTGTTGACATAAGGTCGCTAGGACTAATCTTCTCATCCTTTTTAGCTTTTTTATCATTAGATTCTTCTCCATTTTCTGTATTCTTAGCATCCTTTTCTGCTTTTTCTGCGGCCTTTTCCTCTTTTAATTCCTTCAATTCTTCTGCATCAGTTCTCTCGCTCATTTTCATTGCGGAAACTTGAAAAGCCTGTTTTAAAACAGAGGTTAAATGGATATGCTTTGTTGTAGTCGGTTTTATTGTAACAAAGGAGGCTTTAAGCATTTCTCCTTTATAAGCATATTCTATCGGTGTCTTTAAAGTTACTGTTACTTCTTTCATTTTATTTCGCCCAGTTAATAAAATTAAAATTAAGAATTAAACCGCTGGAAGCGATTTAAATTCTAGTTCGAACATTGAATCTGATGCAAATTCAACTTCGTAATCGTTTATAACAGCAGCACTTAAGAAAGTCCGTGTTAATGATTCACCAGTTGCTGGATCAGTACCTGTTACGGTTATTGAGTTTTCGTTTAACAGAGCCTTCCACGCACGAGCAAGATTGATAGACTTTATATCATTGTATAAAGAAATCTTGACAGTTGAAAAATTCATCGTTACATCTCTTGAATAGATTTGTGTGACATTTCCGTTACCCGTGGATTGAGCTCTAATGTTTGCTTCACCGAAACCTTCCGTGTACTTTACGGTTCCGGGAGCTATCCCGATTGGTTCGTTATTTATAACGACCGCTGGATCTGATATTGCTAAAGACATTATTAATTCCTCTTATAAACTTAAAATGATTACTTAATATTACTCAATATTAAACGTTAGAGTCATTGGAGCATTTATTTCTCTTAACTGAGTAACAATTGGTAAATTAAAAGCTATATCCACAGTTCCATCAAGGAGATCCACAGACACCGAAAGATTTTCTTTAAAATATTGAAGAATATCTTCACCCTTTCTTGCAACTACATAATCTTTTTCAGATAACACCTGATAAAAACCGACCATAGTCGCAAAGATACTTTCTTCATTTGCCATGTCACGACCTTTAATCAGGTTTCCATCGGTTAATCGTGATTGTGCATATGTTGATTGAAGATTATTAAACACATATTCTCTTCCTGTGCTTGCTGTATCAACGTAGTTTAAAAACTTAAACGATGTATCAGCGTTTGCGGCTGCATCAGTTTTATAAGTGGTTACAATTGGACCAGCAATAATAGATGTCTTAGCTCTGTTATTTCCAAGAACAGATACTCCATCATCATTAAGATCTGACATTTCTTGTCTTGTGAATCCTCTTCCAATTCCAATTAATGGCAATACAGAAAACGGAGTGTTCGCATATGGTTTACTAGATAAAGCTGGTCCTCCCGTTGTATCTAAAGCGCCACTTTTTGAAATAACTAGATTAGTAATATTTGCGTCAGGTTGTCTTCGCAATGCCCTGATAGATCCAAATTGTGCAGCTATTACCCAAGGAGATTCAAAAATTGCAGAAGATTCATCAGTTGTCGATGCTGTTGAAAACTCGTCACCTATAATGACAGCACTTTGCGAATTAAAAAGATTTCCTAAGGTTGCCAAGTTAGCAAATGTATCTGTTTTACAAGTTATCGCAACACCATCCTGAACTTGATCTGTTGCGTTGAACCTTGCGTCTAAAAAGTCTGCGACTATTTCTAATTCTGTCTGACTTGCAAAAGGCCAAACGATAGTTTGATATCGTTCTTCACCGATTAAATCTAAAACAGAAGATAAATTATCTGGAACTCCAACGCCTGTGGATGTTGTTAAGAATCCAGCAACTGCGACTGTGATTCCAGCAGTATTACTAGACGCAGATATGCTAAGTTCATCTCCTATAACACCTAAGCCACCATATGTGATAGTAACAACTCCAGCAGCATTAACGCCAGTGAATGCAATTCCAGTTTTTGCCGCTAATGCCGCAACTAATGCATCACCAACCTGTGTTTCGGTATCGGTATCGCTAACGGTTACGGAAACGATTCCATCAACAGAACTTTCTAAAATAACTTCCACAGTAGAATCTTCTGTTGCTGTTCCTGTAAATGTCACAACGGCTGTTGAAGCGACTCCGGCTGTTGGTGCTTCCACACTAATTGCATCAAACTCGCAAATAGTGTTTAGTTTTCTTGCGTTTATCAACATTCTAGAAAGGACAGAACCATCACCGAATGCTGCGATTATTGCAGATTCTGAATTAGAAATATTCTGACTTAAAGTTGCTGACGCAACTTCCGGAATTGCGGGGCCAACAAAGAGCACTTTCTGGTCACTATTGTCTTGTGGTGTAGTTGCGCTTATGATTGGGACGTCTATGTTTGGAAAATTGATGCTTGAATCCATCTTGTTTACTCCTGCTTATTTTAAAGTTTTTAAAGTTGACTTATTTTCTGCATCTTGCTTGATGTCAGACTTTTTGTCTTGCACAAGTTCAACACAACCATCTCTTTCAGAGTCATTCATCCTTCTTCTCCAAAATTTATCTTTTGGAATTCCTGTACTAAAAGCATCTAAAACAATTATATCACCAGACTTTTTATCTTTCATTGGTGTATTAATTTGCAATTTAATTTTCATATTAATCTCTCATGTTTGCTGTAACAGTCATGCTTTGTGTATCTGGTTTTAATTGTAAGTCTTCGACAATAACATTCATTTCTATATTAGCAGAATTAAATGCTACATCATTACTTGGAGTGAATATATCACTATCATTAATTTGTGTTGTAGTTTGAAAAATAAAATTGTGAGTATAAATCCCTTTATTATAAAACTGTGTTAAATGAGTATCGTAAACAGTTGCGTAATAATCACCAACAGTAAATCCATCGTCAATTTTTGATCCAACTAACGACTTTACCAAACTAACTCCAACATCTTGCATGGTATCTTTAATCAAATATGCGTCTATTTCATCAGATGCTGTGGCAAATACAAAAACAGAAAAAGATTGGCTTAATTCCTGTCTAAATCCTGTGTTTGTATTATAAACATAAATTGCATCACTATTATTTCCTCTGTCTTTCGATGCGACAGCAGAACCACTAACAACAAACGCCCAATATTCATTATCTGAGTTTGCTGTGTACATGTCTAAGGCGCTTTCAAAACTTACTGCACCAGTTATTCTAAATCCTACGGCAACGTTGCCTAATGAGCTTATAGAACCGCTCAGAGCGCTTTGTGTTGTGTATGTAAAGCTATTTAAGTCAGGAACACTAACAACAGTTTTATATCCAATTACACCATTATAAGAACTCCCAGTTGTTTGTTCTAATATTGGACTTCCTGTTGCGACTGTTGCGCCAGAATCCACAGTTGATAAAGTTAATTGAGTATTACTATCAACACTTATTATAGAAAATGTTCCATTAAACTCTGGTTCATTAGAACCATTTAATGCAACAGATTCTTGAAACCCTGATGTTATATCATGATTACCAGAAGTGATTACAGTTAATTGATTAGAAGTTCTATTAATAGAAATAATATCTAATGGAGCATATAAATCTAAAACAGTACAGGTATCATTAACTCCAAGTCCGTGAGAGGTCTCAGTTGTGACAGTCGCTGTGGTTCCTGAGAAAGTTATGTTAGTTATACTAACCTTCTGACTAAACTTGTCAGTGAGAAATGGTAGTATTGCGTATAACTTTTCTATTGCTTCTGATACTTTCATGGTTTTATATTTTTATCCAATGCTTCTTCTAAATATAATCTGTTATTTCTTAAATCACTTTTTATTGCGTTAAACAGTCCAGGACGAGGTTTCATCTTTGGTGTTCCTAATTCTAAAAACGAAGCATAAGGAGCAGTATTACCAAATTCTAATCCATTTGCTCCGTGAGGTTTATAAAACACTGCCTCAAAGTAATCGCCAGTCAATAAAGCTGGCGTTTGTTTTGGAGCAGAAGCCCTGTGTATTCTTCTTACACCTTTTACATCTCTTATATTATATGTTCTACCAAATTTTGGTTCGTTTAAAATCTGATTTTGGAAAGTTCGTACTAAACCAGAACCCATTCTTTCGAAACCTTCTCTAATTCCTTCCTGAGAAAACTTTGAAAGATTTTCTATTTTTACAAGAACATCACGGGTCTTTTTAGTTGTATTAATATTAACTCTCATGCCTTTGAAGCCTCTTTATCATCATCACCAAGCAGTGATAATGTTAATACTAATACTCCATGAATTAATCCAATATCTTCAACAGTTATTATTTCATATCTACGATTTTGGAATAAAATCATTTGTTCTGATGTTATGCCATCTATATATGCCATATATGCAGTAACTTCAAAATTTCTTTCTGTGCCTATGCCATCAAAAATAGTGCTTCCGACTTCTGTATCAAACGCCATCTTTTCGATAGTTTCAAATGTTTCGAATATTCTTCTGCTTTTTGTGCTTCCTGCTTTTGGAGCTTTTAGAGTCACATTTTGTATTTTCGCTTCCTGACCAGTTTGATCAACAAAATCTAATATTCCATCTACTGCACTTTGCCATAATGATACCGTTACTGTAGGCATATTTTAAGCCCTCTGAACATATCTAAAATTGCCAACTAAGCCAGTTATATACGGACTTATATTTTTAAAACTAGAAGCGCTTCTTAACGTGTTCTGTAATATCCTTGAATCACGAGGATTATGAAATTCCTGTGATAATTTACCTAACTGATTCTTTTTAATTCTGCCATCATAAAATTCACCAGTCTGAACATTAGCAAGTTTTTCTATCACTCTTTCTGCGATATATTCCTGTGCAAAAAGTGGTATTTCAGTGCTACCTATGTCAACACCATTTTGATATTCGATAGAAGATCTAGGAAACCTCATGTTATATGGAGAATTTATAGAAGGATTAATAGTTCCTAGATAACAAAACTTATTAAAGTCATCTGTTGCTCCATGCATTATGTTTTCTTTTTGAAGATCACTTAATGCTTGCCAAGCAGTGATATTCCAAAACCCGTCTAGGGCGGCGACAAACACATCTAGCGAAGCTATATCAAGAAAATAACTATTGTATGTAGATGATGTGTAGTCGTTATCAATTGCCATAATAAATATTCCTAGGTAGACGTTTCAAACCAATTCCCGCTCACTGGGCTTTGTTGCGGTTCAAAGAATGAAACGCCTTATTCTTTATTTTAAAACTTTTTCTTTAGAAGCTTTTTCAGCAGCTAACTTTTCAGCAGCTAACTTTTCAGCAGCTAACTTTTCAGCAGCTAACTTTTCAGCAGCTAACTTTTCAGCAGCTAACTTTTCAGCTTCAGAATCATCGGTTTTAACCTCAGGTTCATTAATGCTCCAACCAGCTTTTTTCATTAAATCAACTTGACTTGACATTGCTTTGCAAGTTTTGACAACTTTTTCTCCATCAACTTCTTGTACTTTATACATTAATGTTAATTTCATAATATTTCTCTGCATGTGTTAAAGGAATGGAGGGTTTCCCCTCCATGAAAATCATGAAAATGATTATGCGGTTTCTAAACCAAGAAGCATTGACAAACGAGCATCAACAGCAGCAGCACCAACCAACATATCAAATGACCAATATGTTTTCTTAGACTGCCAATCGTATGCTTCTGTTACACGAATTGACATACCGTCAGCACTTGCAACACTGGATTTATCGCCAGCAGCAGGATCAAGAGGAGGAGCAGCAAAACCGAATGCTCCGGGATTGAATATGATACCCTGATAATCGATATTTGAAACACCAGATGCAAAAACTGTGACAGCAGCACCATCCAATTCCTGAAGATTTTCGTTGATTTCTTCATCAATTGCGATAGTTGTTGCAGCAGATAAATCTGCGACAGTTGCAGTAGAAGTGAACATACGTTTCGCACCAGCAATGACAATCTTGTCGCCAGCTAAAACTCCGCCAGCACCACCAGCATTGATAGTAAGAATCTGTTCGCCCTGAAGATTTTCACCAGAAACATCAAGTGTTCCAACAAATGTTCCTGTTGTGTTTGTTGCTAAGTCAGGAAGATTAACAGAAGAGAACCAATCAACGCCCATTAAGCGACCCATACTTGCTTCTTGTAAAGCTGTTACGGCTGGTTGACCACGAGTATCAAATTTTGTGAAGGAATCTTGACCAAGCAATGTTACTTCCAACTCGTCATTAACGAGACCGATACGATTAGATTTTGAAATTTGTTGCAAGTTTGCGGAACGACGAGCGTTTGCAATTTCAGAAGCACTAGATAGTAACGAAGCACTTGAAAACGCACCTTGAGATTGAGTAATTTTTTCAAGAAGGAAAGTATCAATTTTTTGCGCCATAGAAGTCATAGCTGGATTGATAATTTCTTTACGAACGCCATCAAGATTAAGAGCTCGTTCTTTTGCTCCAATTTCGACCGATACATCAAAATGCTTTTCGATCATTAATTGAGTTTTACTTTGATTGATTTCCTGAGTTTGGGTAGTACCAGTAAACTCAGTTGTTTCCATATCAGTAACTGTACGGATACGAACTGTGTCGCCAACTTTTAGGCCACGGGAATCTGCGAAATCTGCTGTTCTGTCACGATAAACTAAACTACCAGCAACCAATTCATAATCTAATTGGTCAAGTGATTCAGCAGCAAGGACGTCGGGGTTGATAAAGTTT